ATGGAGATTCAAGGTGTTCCGAAAATAGGTATTTCTTCGGTAGTTCATTCCAAGCATATAGATCCTGACTGCATTGATGTGGTTGACAATGATATAGCGCTCTTCGATACGGAGAGCGTTGTTTCCTTGTATAGCGGACCTAGTAAGCTGGAGGTAGTTACAGTGGGCCTCTGTTTGGGAGGTGGTAGTAAATTTAATATTAGTTTACGCGAGTATGAAATAGTTCCGGGACGAATGGTGATTGTCTTGCCGAATCAGATTATCGAGCATAGGTGGTTTAGTCCTGATTTCAAGGCTATTTCCTTTGCGGTATCAAAGAATTTGCTGGAAGCATTGCCTAAAGTGGGGAATGTACTTTCTCTGTTCTTTTATTTGAAAGATTATCCTTGTTTTGACCTTACGCCGCATGAACAGGATATTATCCGGGAATATTATAGCTTTATCAGGAAAAGATTGAAGAATAAGGAGGACTTGTATCGTAGAGAAGTCGTAATGGGACTGATGCAAGGTTTTTTCTTCGAACTTTGCAATATCTTTAATAGCCATGCTCCGACTGCCGCCGCTACGGTGAAGAATAAAAGTCGGAAAGAGTATATATTCGAGCGTTTCTATGAATCTCTGATAGAATCTTATCAATCGGAACGTAGTGTGAAATTTTATGCCGACCAGTTGTGTCTGACACCGAAACATCTCTCAGGTGTGGTGAAAGAAGTCAGTGGTAAAACGGTGGGGGAGTGGATTGATGAGCTGGTGATTCTGGAGGCAAAAGCGCTTCTGAATTCTTCGAGTATGAATATACAAGAGATTGCCGACCGGCTCAATTTTGCAAACCAGTCTTTCTTCGGGAAATATTTTAAGCATTATACCGGTATGTCTCCTAAAGAATACCGCAAAAGCCGATAACGGAATATTCTGTTATCATATATGTTTTGTCTTCATTGTGCGTTGTTTTTTACTATAAGACGCCGGAACGTACCCGGCTTAGTGTTTCCGGCGTCATCAGCAGGTAAGAGGCGATATGTGCCAATGGAGCTCGTTTGATGATTTCCGGATGCGTTTCGAGCAGGAGGTTATAACGTTCACGTGCCGATTCGAAGCGCCATGAGTCCGCTTTGATTTGGGATACGATTAAAGAGTATTCCAGTATTTTTTGATAAAACATATTGATTTCCCAATTTTCTTTGGCTAACTTAAATAGCATATCCCGCGGAAACATGTAAAGAACAACAGGCTCTAATGTTTCTACAATTAGTTTTGTCGGTACTTGTTTCAGGAAACTTTCAATACACATCACGATACATCCTTCGTAAGAGAAATGTTCGGTAACATCTTTTCCGTTTTTATAGTAATACTGCCTAAGCATTCCTTTGCCGACAAAAACAATTTCATGGGCTACTTCTCCTTCATTCAGTGCTATGGCTCCTTTCGGATATTCTTCACGAATGAGAATGTTTTCGATCTGCCTTCTTCCCTCTATACTCATCTCCGGAAAGCGGGAGTTTACAACGGCGTTTACTGTCTCTCTTAATAGTGTGTCCATTTCTTTTTTGTCTTGATGTGTGCAAAAATACTAAAAACGGTTGACATAAATCAAGTGTGGCACAAAAAAGATGTATCTTTGTACTTAAAATCAAGATGTAGGCGATGATGAATAAAATTATAGGAGCGGCTGTATTGCTGCTTTGTTTTTGCAGTTGTGTGAAGGATAATGATGCGATATATTATCCTGTGGGTAATGTGGATATTGAAAAAGGCGGTCCGGCTCTGGAAGTAGGATCTAATAGTATTTTGGTGGCTGAGAGCTATAATGAAGAGGATTATGTATTGGATACGCTTGCGCAGTATCCGGGTGATCCGACTCTTGGCAAGCTGACGTTTATGATTAATCTGAAAAATCAGTCGGGAACCCGGGAGGTTGCAGAGTTCAATGGTGTAGGTAAATCCGTATTGACTATGAGCCTCGGTTACAAAGACGGTAATTATCCGGTAGAAAGCCAGATTCCTGTTTATACTTCCGCAGATGCTACTGCTAGTTATGCCATTAAACTTCGTTTAAAGGGAGAGTTAACTTTAACCGACGATGAATGGATGATTGATTATGTTTATGCTCAACTGGCCGGTTTATTCCAGCCTTATCCGCCAGCGTCTTTCCCGGAAGTCTTTATGTGTAAAGGAGGGGAACAGTCTTTTGCTACTTTTGATTCATTTCGCAGGACCTGGACATTTGATATAACTTATGATCATTCCGAGCTTTCTTTTAGTCAATTATACTTTAACTTATTTGTTAATCTGGCTGGGCAAAAGCGGGAAGACAGAATCCGGCTGAGGATAGATAAAGATTCCTACTTTAAGATATATAAAATAAAAGAGGAAATGTAGTTAAACTACATTTCCTCTTTTATTTAGTAGTGGGTACGAGAAGCCTAATATGAAATAGTAAAAGTAAATGCAGGGTGTTATGGGACTATGCGTGTTTCATGTGAATATTTTATAGATATTATAAGTTAGTACTGGTAATTAAAAAGTCCCTGATTTAGTCCCTGTTTTTTGTGCTGGGGACTATTTTTTATTGAATAAATCCATCGCATCTTTTTTAGCTTTGTCCGCAATGGCTATGTATGGTTTCATCGTCCGGTAATCTTCATGTCCAGTCCATTTCATTACAATTTCAGGTGCAATCCCTAACATAATAGCATTACTTATAAATGTTCTCCTTCCGCAATGTGTAGTCAAAAGCTCGTATTTTTTATAAGTTTCATCATATCGCTCTCCACCTTTATAATATGTAATGGATACAGGTTCATCTATGCAGCATAGCTCTCCTAGTTCTTTTAAATAATCGTTCATCTTTTGGTTAGATATAACCGGGAGAGCTAAATTATCTGTGTATGTCTCGTTTTTATATTTGTCTAATATTGCTTTTGAGTAGTCATTTAGTTCGATTCTTAATGTTTCATAGGTTTTGATAGTCGTTACCTGTATGTAATCTTCAAATACATTTGTTCTTTTGAGATTTGCAACGTCTGAATATCTCAATGATGTAAAGCAGCAGAAACAAAACACATCTCTTACTTTTTCCAGATGGGGGCAGGTTGAAGGGACTTTGAAGTTGTATACTTTTATTAATTCCTCCCATGTAAGATAAACAATCTCGTTTTTAACCTCCTTCAGTTTAGGCTGAAAGGTTGTAAAAGCCATTTCCTTATTATACCCTTTACTTATCGCCCAGCGGAGAAACCACTTTAGATTGTCCAGGTTCTTTCTTATACTAGAATTTTTTAATCCTTTTTTCTTTGAATTGACTTGTATCGTTTGCAGATAGTCTATGAATTTAGAAAGACCTTTCTGCGTTAAATCCTCAAACTCTAAATTAGGAGCAAAATCTTTCAACCTGCGTTGTATTGTCCGGTGCTCTTTGTATGTGGATTCACTCCATTGACTTTCGTGACCTTGTTCTATCATAAACTCTATATGATATTCAAAGATAGTCCGTTCTGGTTTTACTTTTTTACCAATTCTTTGGTTAAACTCATTCTTAAATTCTTCGGGACTTGGAGATATGTTTTGCTGTTCGAAATAAAAAAAGACTGTATCACATATATCCTGGTATTTTTGAATATCCCTATTAATAATAGAAGAATGCGTTTTCTTGGCCCCATGAGTTGTATTATTCTTGCATCGCTGTGCATCTGGTATCCATTTGTCTATGTCTATACGATGTCCGACGTTGAACGCAACTGTATTCCCGTCCCACTTTATTCTGTATCGGATTTTTGCATCCGGTTTTTCTTTTTCTTTATCAAGAAGAAATATGCAGTTTCTTTTTATATTCATGTCGATGGCTTTAATATGGAGGTTATCGTGATTTTATTGATTAATATACCCGATTGTTGCTTATTGCAGTCTTATTATGATAATTTGTTACTTTCTCTATTGGTTTTATTCAACTTTTTTGTATTTTGCATGTTATATTATTTTACAAATAAAACATAACCTAAACCTAATACTTACTGCCTATTGAGCATATCTTTTAAAACACATATTAAATCATCCTTAGACTTTATTGTAGCGTCTTTTTCAGATATAATTCTTTCCAGATCCTGAATACGCTGTTGTAGCCTATCGAGCTCACCCGAGTTTGATTTGTCGCTTGGGTCTAATCGCTGTATTTCAACTTCACCGGTGGTCTTAATAATTTTTTGAGTTCCGGATTCGGGCATAGTTAGGTAATTCATTACTCCAGAATTTGCTTGAGCTACATTGCCTGTATTTTCTTTTATTATCATGCTGCCTTCTCCAGTGAGAAGATATGCCTTATTTATATAAGGATATTTAGAGCTTATCTTTTCCGCCATATTTTTACTAATCCCAACCTTTTTGGAAGGATTTAACACATCATATATTGCTTGTGGTCTATCAAATCCTAAAGATTCAGCAAATTGTTTAGGGTTTAATTTGAGATAAGATATTATCTCCTCCATTATTTTAATGACTTTTTCTTTCTCCATAAAGAATAATTCTGTATATTTGTGTCGTAACAAGTTGCAGATGTTACAGAGACAAAGTGGTTAAACTTTCCTCATAAGAGGTTTAATATATGGTATCCGTAGTAGCTGCAACCTATTGCGGATATTTTTATTTTAATAACTATATATTGCGGTATTTCGTTTTATTAGACCTTTCCAACCGCAACTTTGGAGTTGGTCGCTTTATTTTTATTGTTATGAAACTATTTTCTATTTTCAAGAATCGCATCGCTCAAATAAGAAGGAAAAGAGTACTTCTAATGGTTTTGAATAGCAATCTTGTCGGGAACAATACAGAAGCTGAAACAGCCATACGAATTTCAGAAGAACTTTCTGACTATATCAAAAACGGGAAGTTCAATGCCAATGCACTTCCTAATGGGTATCGCCGCATGGTAGTGTAATTAAAACGCTGAAATTTACCCTGTTTTCTTTAATATTTTCGTATTTTCCTTCTATCTTTCCTATATCAAGGACTCCTATGCTTACCTTCCCGTCAGCTGCATAAGATTGCTGCAATGATAATGAGAAGTCAATGCGCTGTATGGATGTCACCTCATCATTATCTTTATTCATTATGGCTTTTGGTGCGACAATCCCAAATTTAGTAGGGTTAATTATCGCTCCATGTTCTTTTGCGTATTCTTGCGCCTCCTTAACGCCTGCAATTATCTCTTTCAGCGTCTCGCTGACAAAGTCTTTCAAATCCATAGCTATATATAATAATGTATAATTGGGGTTAATGGTTTAATAATGTTAAATACAGAATATTTCTTCATATTCTGCATTGTGAATAAGAATAATTCTGTGTATTTGCATCATCAAAACATCACAAAGATACGCAACTTTGAAATGATTCGCAATAGTACATTTATATTAAAATTAAAAAGATACGATTATGAACGCATTTACATTCTTAACAGAAAACGGTAAATTCAATAACAGTGAGATAATGAAACACGCTCACATCTTGAAAGCGTATCGTCGTATCTCTTTGAGTGAAGCATTGAAACAGGCTTGGTTCTTGGCAAAGAGACAACAGAGAGAATATAGAGAGATTGAAGAGGAAAAGAAGTCATATAAGCCGGAGTTCCATAAAAAAGAAGGTAATGTATTGAAAGCGTTCTTTACTGGAAATCATGCTGATTATATAAATCGTGATAGTTCTTGGAGGTAATTATGGATATAGAATATATAAATAATCAATTAGTCTTTCTTCGTAAATATGTGAAAGACTTAGAAACTTATGATGAATCCACTGTTAGGAAATTAGCGAAAAGTAATAAAACAAAAAGTGAAATTATAGATTCCTTTTTGGAAAGTATAAAATTTTACGAATCTCTGTTAGGTTAGAACCTACGGAAGAAGCGAGCGAAACGCTTTCAGGGCACAAAGGTAAACCGATGAATCCTAATTCGGGATGGGAGGCTTAACCCTCAAAAATGAAGCCGTGTTCAGGGCACGTTAAAGTAGCCTGCGCTAATAAGCATTATAGCCGAGGCGGAGAATAATAAACTGTATAAGCAATCGATGGCGATGATATGAGCCTAAGACAGCAGCAGTCGATAAGTTAAAGATCATCACACTATTAGTGTGTCTATATAGCCCTACTGACGGATTGAACGGCAACCGATAGCGAGAATCGGGTAGGGCACTTTTCTGTAGTGTTTTATTTTGTGTTTGTGTGTTGTATAGTGTACGGTCTGTGAAGATAGTGCACCTTTTAATAAGGATAAGTGGCGGAATTGGTAGACGCTTAGTTTGATAATACGGCTGGCTAGCCTCGAAGCAGGAAAGACGATCGGGGAAGTCAGAACCACAATTGAAACGTACAAACGAAATCTTGCAAATCCCGGTTCGAATCCGGGCTTATTCACAATAATAATCAAATAATTAATCTTATGGAAAAAGAAATTGTAGTTGACGAAAGCTATCAGACGAGAAAACTGTTTGATAAAATGAGAGTAGGGGATATCTATAAAGTTCCCTATGATAAATCCCGACATACAGGAATAAAATCAGAAGCTGCACGTAGAAATCGTGATGCTCGATTAACTAAAAAATTAAAGTCAAATATAGATTTGATGTTTCGGGTTTCAGAAACCGCAAATCCCGGATATACTTCTATTATTAGACTAAAGTAATATTTGATAACCATGCAAAGAGTATTGACTGAACTTACTCCTGAATGTGAACTGACCACCCAGATGTATATTTCAGGATTAGAAAAAGAAGAAATTGCTGAAATAAAATGTCGGGCATCTAGTACTATCAATAACCAGTTACAAAAATCTTTTCAGGTTCTTAATGTCAAAAATGGAAGGCAGTTATGTCGTAGGTTCTATGAAAGGATTTCAGGAATTGAATTTACTTTTGATTTTTCCCCTGTTGTACGTGCATCTACGGCTTGGATATTTATTGGTATATTTTCCTTTTCTCTTTTTCATGAGCAAGGCGACATGAGAAGAAGTAGGAGAACAACGGTGGAAACTTCTGTAAGAGCAAGAAGAGTATAATAGCTATTTGCCGTCTAATATTAACTATAAAAATAGATTCTATGAAAACAATTCATAAAATACAAAATGTGATTGCGGTTATTGCTCTGGGGATGTCTATGCATTTAGCAACGCAATTGGAAATAACCATCAAAGAAACTATATCAGCCGCTATAATGGTAGTTCTCACTATAGTAATGTTACTAGAGAGAAGTTATAAAGAAGTTCAATCAAAAGATAGGAGGATATAGAAATGATTGGAGTTGAAAGAATATTAGATGATACCCCCCTCTTTAAACTAACAGTTGGAGAATTTAAAAATTTATTTGAAAGCTTAGTACCAAAACCTCAGATAGTTGAGGAGGAAGAGTATGTATATGGATATAAAGGACTTGCTTCTTTATTGAACTGTTCTATTTGTGCTGCTAAAAATCTCAAATTAAGCGGTAAGATAGATAAAGCTATTATTCAAGAAGGTCGTAAAATTATGATTCATAAGAAAAAGGTTTTAGAGATTTTAAAGAATCGCAAATAATCATTCATTTATTAATTAACCCAATGCCGACACCCCAGGATGTCGTAGGGTGCGAGTCCCTGTATTTGAGTTTTACATGTTCTATACTATCCTAGTGTCCGTTGGTTCGGTATCTAGGAACAATCTTTTTTGTTTATTAAATTTTTCGAAAGCGTCGGTTTGTGAAAATAGACGCTTTATTTTCGATTAACCACTTTAATAATATATATAGTTATGAAAAAAGTAATTGTAAGAGGAGATCGTTCCGGTGTATTTTTCGGAGAGTTAGTAGAAAGAAATGGTAGTGAGGTTAAGCTCGCAAATTGTCGTAGATTGTGGTATTGGGATGGTGCTGCTAGTATATCTCAATTAGCAGTTAATGGTACAACTAACCCACATGAATGCAAATTCACAGTTACGGTTCCAGAGATAGAGATCCTGGATGTGATTGAAATTATCCCGTGTTCGGATGAAGCTGTAAAATCTATTGAAAGTGTACCGGTATGGGCAAGGTAA